TTCTCTTCATTTGGGTTCATTGGGTAATGCCTCTTTTCATAATTAGTTCGATAACTTCATCAATCAAACTTAAATCTATATATTCGTTTGTTTTCTTTTTCTTTTTCTTCTTGCTATTTTTGGGCCGTTTAACCGACCCAGATGCCAAAGGGACTGTATATCCTTCGATTGAAGGTGGTTTGCCCGCAGCCCCAACACCAGATGTAGAAATCTCAGAAACAGAATTTAAACCTAAAATATTTAAAACTGATTCAACATTATTACTACCAACAAAATCTACCAACATCTTACGGGCTACATCGCTCTTGGTAGCTTCTACTAGTATAAACCTAAGATCACTAGCGTGGAATTCTTTGGGATTTCTTTTTGGATCGTTAACACTTGGCATGCTATTATATAAATCAGACCCTTTTTCTTTCTCAGCCATTAATAAATCCATATATTCTGGTGAGTGTTCTGAGGGCTCAACAGCAGTGCCTTCAGGTGGTAATAGTTCAACACCTTTCTTGATGTATTGTGCTGCTCCTGACCATCTTTTCCAGTCACAGTCTTTAGAACTGCAGCCAAGAAAAACTTTATCGCCCACATTAAGTGAGCCTTCTTCTCCAACATATTCGTATGCAGCATTAATTGGCGAAGCATGGTCTTTTGAAATACCTACTTCTACATTTGGTAAATCTGAAACAAATGTGTTCCATATTTTTAGAGAGTCCTGTGCAGTAATTTCTCTTCCATTTGGTAAAGTTCTTGCCTGCTTTGTGGGTTTTGAAATAATTACAACAACTTCATCAGCCATGTTGGCATATTTTCGGACCATATCTAAATGCCCGAGATGCGGTGGTTTAAATGCTCCGGGTACCACGGCTACAGTTTTTGGATAATCTGTATCTACCACTGGATCGTCGTCTTCGTTATCAATGTCAAATTCTTCTTCTTGTTCATTAATATCGCCAGTAAATTTGCCACCTTTATCAACTGCAAAGTTGGCTCTACTAAATTCTAGTCGATCAACAAACTTGATTCCGTTACCTTTGTGATCGACTGCTACATAACCTTCTGGATTACTAGCAACTAAGTCACCCGAACCATCATCAACAAAGTGTTTGGTGTTATAAACGGCATTGTTATATTTTTGAATAAAAATGTTTTTTGCCTCAAATAGCAAACGACTAACCTTAAAAATGTTGACTATATCGTTTTTCTTATCAGCAAAAGATTGTAACATTTGTTGGGCATTTTGACTCGCCGACTCTTTACCTCTATCGCTTTTAAGCTTATCAATTTTATTTTGTACTCTTTGTGAATACCAATTATTGAATCCCTCAAAAGATTTTTCAGGGTCATCGAGAAAACTACCAGCTTTAATTTCGCTATTAATATAAATGTTTAATAAAGAGAATGGTAGATTATCATAATCTATTTGTCCATTAACAGTATCCGCTTGCTTAACTAAGCTAACAATTTGTTCTTCCTCGTCATCTGTTAATGTTACAATACCGGTATCATCTGTGAAGAAGGCATCGTCAAACCACACCCCGGGTGCTCTACGGAGCGACGATACATCTGCTCCAAAACTAGCACCACTGTCTAAGCTTTCATATGTTGTATGAAACACAATACCAAATTTAGCTTGTTCTATTTCTTGACCGAGTTTTGAATCAACAGGAACAGCATACACAATTGTGTTTGGCTTAAATTTATAATGAGGTACACCATCTATTTCAGCTCTTCTGATCATTTCATCGTCAAACATAAAATCACCTTGTAAGATGTTTTTAATGTTTAATGCAGGTAAATACTCCAAAGCTTTGGTTAGCTTATCCACAAGCCCGGGTGCATGACCATGATTTTTTACTATATCGTCTTTCGTATAGTTAATCTTAGGTATTTTATTAAAGATAGACTTAGTACCAACAAAGAACTGACCATTCTCTGGATTAATTCCAGCAAATATAGCCGGTGCACCATCCCATTTGACGGATGTTTGAATCTTAGTGCTGGTATTACCCTTCAAAGACTTTAAAAGCTCTAAAAGGAAGCTTCTGGCCATTTTATAACCATCCGCTCCCTGTGTTAGAACTAATTCTTCAAGATGAGTAAGGTGAGTATTAGCTTTCGCCATATTTTAATCCCCAGTAGACTCTTCTAAAATTGTTAATTTTTCTTCAAGAACACCAATGCGATTATCCAATTTACGGGCAAATCTCCTAACTTCTCTAAGATGTTGTTTAGCTAGCTGCAATCTTCTTTTTTCTGTTACAGTTCTAGGTTTAAGATTGGAAATTATTTCTTGGAGACCTTGAATATATGTATAGATGTTTTTTTCATCAACACTCTCGGTTAAGAAATCTCTCCATGCTTTGTCTAATGACATTGGTTCGTCCTCTTGTGAATATAATAGTAATAATTTTTTGATAAATTTGTTGCGACTTTTTTTAAGCTCAACTTTTGTATTTACCTAACATTTGATTAACCTCGCAGATGTTTGCGAAGAACAGTCGCAATTGCCTCAGTCAATTCATTGGTAACATCAGACTCTTCAACCTTTTCCTCATCATCACCATGATCAGCTTCTTCAACTTTTTCTTCATCATCATCTTTACGACGAGCTTTAGCAGCATCTTTACGATCCTTCATTCTGTCTCTGTGGGCACCATGACCACCAGTTGCTCTGGCTAGTTCTTCTACAGATTCCTCGGCGGATTCTTCAACGGTTTCCTCAGTGCTTTCTTCAACAGCTTCTTCGGTAACTTCTTCTTCACTCTCTGCTTGAATTTCACCTTGTCCATTAAACTCCTCAAATTCTTGTAATGTATTAAATTTAAAACCCCAAGCCTCAGCTAAAAGGCTACGAATTTCTTCATTTTTCCAATCTTTTGTAGACATCTTGTTATCTCCTTTTTGTAGATGTTCGTAATAAATAGTGTTTTCTTTCTTTAACATATCTTCAAAATCCCTTAAGCACATACTTCCATCGCGATTTGCTTCTTGTTCCATTTGTCTTAAGTGTGGATCTTTCTGAGCATAACCGGGGCCCATATCATCAGAATCACTAAATTTTCCATCACAATTTTGTTTATGATGAACTAGCTCATGACCAAGTGACCTGAGAATATCTTTTGGATGGCGGCCAGATATATAAAGTGTCACGGACATGTTGTTAGGGTCATAAAATGCTGTCTTACCAAGCGGGTTTTTGGCATTATCACCATCTCTTCTCAAAAATAATCTAGGTGGATTTTCAAAACCAATCTGTTTTTGAGCAAAAGGCATAAACTGTTTTATCAAACTTTTTAGTGTATCATCCATAATATAACCGGTTTAGATTAATTAGTTGTTAAGATTATGTAATCACTCGTTTTAAATATATTGTAAATAAATCTAACAATTTATTATCTTTTTCATTTAAAGGTTTTATGGTAGAAATTGATATTAATCGATCAGCTACAACTTTATTCTCCATTGAGACAAGTATACCGTAACTGGAAACCCATTCTTCTAAATCGATGTCCCACTTAGACCATTCAACAATGTCACCAATCTCAAAATCTTGTGCTATTCCAGAACCAAAAGGCCCTTTTTCATCCATCGTAATAAACCATCCAAGAACAAATACCTTTCTCTAAATATGACTGGCATTTACTTAATGCTTTATTATAATCCTTGATTGGTGAGCTTATTTTAATTGAATCGTCTTCAATCCATTTTACAAGCACTAAATTAGTGGATTTAGAGCCTTCGCCATCAAAACGATAGTACTTTTTTTTGTTTTTTGTGCTGCCCACACTTTAAATAGATAATAATCTATATTAGTGTCTGCGAATCTCCAAATTTTGAACAATATAATAGTGACAATATTGTGACAGCGGTAAATTCAAACCCTATGAGAGATAATGATAACCATGAACCACCTAAAAATAAAATTGTTTTCCAAAATTTGTTAAATGTAAATAACATTAATTAAAATCCATTTTGTATACTTTATCGGTATCAATTTCTACTATTTTACCACATGTTGTGTATATTAATAGTTTTTTTCCTTCGTTTAATTCACCTAAGACATAAATATTTTGATTTTTGTAAATTTTTACAAATGATCGGGTCGATGGTTGGAAACAAAACATATGCCCAGTGCCTTCAATACCATACTCTGGAACTAAATCGATATCTTCGTCAACCTCTCCAGACAGTTGTTTTATAATTTGTCTAATTAATTTTTTTTGACGATCTAAATCTGACATATTAAAACATTTTTGACCATGCCATAGCCAAGCCCATCATGGTTTGTACAGCCATAAAAATAGCAATTGATTTTGTTTTGAAAGTTTTAAGCTCTTCAATTTCTTTTAATGCAGTTTTTAATTGCGGAGGTGAAGCTATATCATCCATTTTATCTTTCCACATTTTTAAATCTTGCACACGATCTTCTTTAGCTTTGAGTTCAGTCAACTGCTCTTTTACATCTTGTAATTCACCGCGGAGGGCTTCGATACCGTTGGCCATAGTTTCAAGCTGTTGTAAAACTAATTTAGAATATGTGTCCCATCCATTTTGACTCATTCGTATTTCTCCGCTAAACCCTCACTTAAAAGTAAGTTATTAATATGTACTTCTCCATACTCACCTATAAGTAGTTCTCCCAGACATCTTCCGTATTTACCGACACCTTTAGAAATTAATATAAACTTGTTGTCTACACCCTCTAGAAGCTCTTCTAATCTCTTTTTGCTGGCTAGACCCTGCTCCTTCTCCCAAATGTCTCTAGTGCGGACTTCTGGAGTGTTAATGCCGTATAATCTTATTCTTTTCTTAATCCAGACATCAAAGCCCAAATCAATAAGTGCATCAACAGTATCGCCATCAATAACTCGAATCAATTTACAAGAGTATTCGTACATACAATTAATTATCGTATGTTGTTGTTTCGGGCCTATTTTTAATCATGCTAGATGCAGCTAAAGCATCTTTTGTATCAACCTTTTTAAAAACAATTGAATTTGTTTCCGGCTCGAAATACATACCAATAATATCATTTTTAGTGACAGCTTCAATTTCCTCTTGAGTAAGTCTTAAGAATCCATCATTTTTCTTAACTATTGCAGCAAGTATAGAAAATAAATACTCTGGATCTTTCATATATTTACTCATCTTTTTTAGCCTTGTTCATTGATTGTGTTTTTCTTTTTGATGCTTCTTTTCTTTTTTTTGCATAATCAAAAGATTTTTTAAGTCTTGCTTTAACTTTTGGGTCTTTAGCATTTTGATAAGCTGCTCTTGCTCTTTGATGTATTAAGTTAATAATTTGAGACTGTCTTTTATGTGATTTTGATTTGAAAGATGATTTAGAAAGAGTATCCTTAATATCTTGCACTGTTGAAAATTTTACAGATACTGTATCACTGGGATTTTCATCTGTGTATAATCTTCTTCCTGAGCCTTTGGGTTTCTTACCTGTGCCTTTTTTTGGATCTGCTTCGTACAAATCAACACTTTCGTTTTTACGTTTTTTTCGTTTCTTACCTTTTTTCTTTTTAACACAGTTTGGGTACATCTTTCCAAACATCTTTTTCATGCCTTTCTTTTCATAACCCTTCCAGCATTTTTCTACAAGAACAAGAGTGTCATTTAATTCTTCAGCAATAATCTTTTTGAGTTCTTCTTCTGTTATGTTATTCGTCATCGTCTGGTTTTTTACCTGTTTGTGTTTCTATAGACTGTTCATTAGTATCAATTGGGCCTCCTCCAGCCCAAGTATTGCATGCTCTGGCACTGTGACATTTAAATTTCCACATGTGGCAGTAACCAAAACCAAGTGTAGCACCTTCTTCTGGAAATCCCGGGAAATCTTCAATCATTTTATCTTTTAATTGTTCGTCAACTCTAGACATTGGATCAACTTGATCAGTTGAAATTGGCAGACATTCTAACATCCTC